GAAATTGTTATGCCTTGAGGGTCTAATCTTTGTACATCTATCTGACCGGAGACTGTCCATCCACAACTCTGAGCAAAGTATCTTTGCTCTAAGATATAACCATCTAGTGTTCCTAGTTCTAGGATGTGATGCACCGCCCTTCCAAACAGAGACCACACTTGCTTGGAAACATCGACTACAATTTGTTCGTCATGTTGATAGGCTAGGTGTGCTTGTCTAGGTGGCTTGAGTAGTCCTGTTGCGGATATGTCAGCCTTGCCACGTGAATACGTATCTCGGACGACTGCTTTCGCAAAAACATCCGGAAGATTATTCACGTTACTGTACTTCATATTACACTCTCCCCATCTATTAAATACTAGAAAGTGTAAGTTGTCAAACTTTTGTATAAATTAGTGTAAATGAAAGGGGAAAGTGCTATGCTTTGTGGTTCTTTCCCCTCTCATCGGAGTCATAAACATGAATAAAAATTTATGAACGTATAAATTTTTTTAAAAAAAACTTGCACGCAAAATACATTCTATAGTATTTTGTAAATAGAACAAGCGGAGGGGTAAGACCATAGCGTTTGTTCACATGATGGTTACTATGGGATGTGTACGTAGCCAAATGCGAGACCGAAAGTGTGAACGCAGTACACCTCAAAGCAAAAGATTTGAGTAAGTAGCACACGAATCAGGCACTATTTGCAGTAGTCTGATGCCATTAGCGATGTCTGATGAGATTAGCATGGTGTAATGTCTACTTCTTGTTTAAACACAGGGATGTTAGACCTATGCCATAACTCAATCTTCAAAGAATAGCATGGTAGTAAGTCCTAATAAATTGGAGAAAAATATGGATAAAGAATATGCCTTTGAGGGTGTTGTCATAAGGCTGACTCAAGCCGACTATGACAAATGGCTAAAGACCTTCACAAATATACCTAACCTAGATGCAGTCCTGATGTCACGTGATGTTTGGCTATCAGAAGAGGCTGACGATAAGCAAAGAAAGAAATGGTATATGTCCACAGTAAATTATCTTGTTAATGTGGATGCAAGATTCAAAGATAAAAACAAAAAAGACGAGCAAGGTAGAAGGCTTGGTGAAGATGGCAAACATATATTCAAGAGGATGCCATGAACGAAGTTAAACTAACCAAGACCTTAGACCAACAACTCAACGATAAAGGAATACATCTTAGGCACTATGACATAGGGCAACAGAAAACTACATGCCCTGAGTGTTCGCATGAACGCAAAAACAAACGTGACTTGTGCCTATCTATAAACATAAACGAACAAGGCGCACGATGGCGATGCCATCATTGTTTGTGGGAGGGCAACGCATGGCGAGAGTCATTGAAGAAACCACCACAGATAAGAAAGGTTGCGCCTAAGAAACCATCCATAATACCCAACACAAAAAGTGTGCGAGGTACGTGGGCGGAACAGTTCTTGAACGAGCGTGGCATAGCTACAGACTTCGCAGATAGACATGGAGTAGGTGTAGTCTCACACTTTGTTAACAACAAACGTCAAGACTGCATTGCCTTTGTGTACAAGAACGAGGAGGGTGTGCCTGTCAATATTAAGTTTCGCACGCCAGATAAACACTACGCCCAACTTCCGGACTGCGAGCGCATCCCTTACCTCATAGACAGTTTAAACAAAGAGGAGGATACAATCCTCATCTGCGAGGGCGAGATGGATGCACTCACTTGGAAGTTAATAACAGAGAACGTACTGTCTATACCTGATGGTGCAAGCGATAGAAAGATGGATTGGTTAAGCACGTTTGACTTCAACAAGTACAAGAGAATCTATCTTGCACTTGATAACGATGATGCCGGTATCCAATGTCGTGAAGAGTTGGCAAGAAGAATAGGTAGGGAAAGATGTTTCATAATCACGTATCCGGATGATTGCAAAGATGGCAATGAGATACTGTGTAAACATGACAGGACAGTTCTGAAACAAAGCTTTTATACTGCTGAGCCTTATCCAATCAAGTCTTTGTATACCGCAAATGGATTCATGGAGGAAGGTTTGCAGTTGTTTAGGGGGGGTTTGCGCAAAGGATTATCTACAGGCATAGAAACCTTAGACGATATATTTTTAGTGAGACCGACAGAGGTGACTATATGTAGTGGTGTTCCTAACTGTGGTAAGTCAGAGTTCATAGATGCCATAGCAGTAAACATGTCACGTATGCATGACTACAAGTGGGCGATATGTAGCTTTGAAAACCCTGTGAGCGAACATCTAAACAAGCTTGCAGAGAAGTATGTAGGCAAGCCTACGAGAGAGGGTGCTACTCCTAAGATGGATGAGGAGGAGTTGTTAGATGCATACGATTGGTTGGCACAACACTTTTTCTTCATCAGGTCGGAGGACGAATCACCTACGATAGATTGGTGCTTGGAGGCAAGCATAAGTGCAGTATTGAGGTATGGTGTAAACGCAGTCATCTTCGACCCCTACAACGAGTTCGACCATCAAAGACCACAAGGCATGACAGAGACAGAGTATGTCAGTCAGATGATGTCCAAGATAAAAAGGTTTGCGTTGACGTATGGTGTACACGTGTTCTTTGTAGCGCATCCGGCAAAGATGCGTAGGTCTGCCGATGGTGAGTTCCCTTTAGTAGAACCCTATGACATAGCCGGTAGTGCTAACTTTGCAAACAAGGCAGATGTAATATTGATAGTTGAAAGAGACTTCACTCAGGGCAGTAGGGACGTGCGCATCCACACAAAGAAGATGCGTTTTAAACAGTCCGGTAGTCTAGGACAGGTAGACTTGGAGTACGACCCTGTTAGTGGGAGATACTCCAAAGCCTTCGGCTACCCTACTATTTAGACTTAGACTTTTTCTTGGGTGCTTTACCACCCTTCCAAGCCTCATTCACATCAGGTGTGGAAGGGTCGTCAGCTACAAACTTACCTGTCTTTGTCCTCGCCCTTGTAGGTTCAACGTCTGATTTAGTTAAGTCAGCATACTCTTCATCGCTAACTCCCATTCCCTCAGCGACTTTCTTTTGTTGACTTGATAACTCAGTATCCTGTAACTCTATTTTTGTTACAGAAGTTACCTTCCCTACTGCTACGTTACGTGTGGCGGTTGCACCTGTGGTAAATTGTTTAAACCACGTTCTTATTTTACTTAGCATAATTTTTGCTCCATTCGTTTATTGTTAATTTAAGGTTTGTTTTCTCTACAATACGATCTAACTCAGCATCTTCTTGCTCTCTCCACATGCGAATAAGCTTGTACACATACTGCCTTGATACACCTACATGCTTGGCAATTTGATTGCCATTGATGCCCTCCTCATGCAGTTCACGTATCTTTGCAGTACGTTCCGCACTCTCAGGTGGGTTAGGTGGTTGGCACAATGCATCATACTCTTCCTGTGTAAGATTAAGATTGAGTTGATATCTAATTGTTGAGACCGGTTGCAAGATTATGTTTGATATCTCTGTTAAAGAGTCACCGCCCTTGCGTAAATCTATGGCTTGCTCAAGCCAATAAGGAGACCTATTTCTTCTTGGCATCATTCTCCTCTGCTTGTCGCATTGCGTTGTCTATGATGGCATCTAACTCATCATCAGTTGAGACCTCTTTGCCATTTAACTTCATTGCTTGTCTGAGTTCTTGCACTTTCTTTATCACTCCACGTGGGTCGCCTTCAAGTATGTCTTTACCTGTCACGTACCTGTCATGTGCTGATGCAAACCAACTAGGTGCAAAATCATCAAGATTGTGCTTTGCTATAAGACCAACTAAATCCTCAAACCACAAGATGTATTTGCGTACTGCGTTTAAACCTTTATCTTGTATATCAAATATCCAATGACCTTCAGCCATTGTCCTCAAGTCCTCATCGCTCTGCAACTGTCTGTATCTACCTGTCTGCACCATGTGATACATGTTAGAAGAGTCACCAAATTTCTTTAGTTCATCAGGGTTATCAACTAGGGGATTATTCGCACGTTCTCTGCCTACGATTATTACTTTCTTAGGTAGCACAACAATTTCTTTTTCTTTTCTATTGTCATAGGCACATATGATGTCTGTCTTGCGTACCATGCCTTGCAATAGTATGTACTGCTTGTCTATAGCCATACGTAACGCAAACCTTTCAGCTACTTCTCTATCAGTAGTCCACGAACACCCTTGCTCATTGAAACTATGACACCCTCTGAATACTGCAAATTCATCAGGCAAGCTAAGAAAGAAAGCTTTGTCCTCCGGCTCTAACGCACCTAAACGATGCTCGCTTTGTAACATGTCGTAGTTGAAACCCATGTCGTCATACTCAAACATGTCATTAATGTGAGGCATGAAGTCCGATGGGTTTTCAACTGAGTTCCAATACTGATGGAACATAGTCCAAAAGTTTACAGGTTCTACCTCTGTATACAGAGCATGTAATGCCTCAATCCTGTAAGGCTTGTCCACATACAACATCAACTCTGATATGTCCGCTAACTGTTCTTTTATTTTTTGTTTATTCATTTGTTTTCCTTGTTGTCTATAGCATCATAAACTTGTTTAGCTATCACAATTCCCCACAAACAATTAGTCTGTAGTGATTTGTGTAGCCATTCGTTTGCATTGTTTAAACGCTTTTCCCGCAACTGGTTTTGTTCGGGTGATGTAAAGTCTATGTTAACTTTTTTTGGTTTGATGCGCCATACAGTTTTCTTTACAGACTGCACGACAATCTATCGTTAGTATCCAAAGCCTTCTTCAAGAAAGAGATAAGCAAGTCTGCCTCTTCTTGTAGGTACTTCATAGCATCGTCATACGTCCACTCGCTAGGCATGTTGTTTTGGAATCCCTAACTGACATGCAAAGGTGCATCCTCAACCATGTCTAGGAACTTACGTATACCATCGGCATCTAAGTACCCATCATCATCACACATAGGCAAGACATCATCCCACCACGACAGTTTCATCGCCCACAGTACGCTACCTGAGTTGTACGAGTCCCTGTAATACACATCACCTTGCTTGTACAGGTCGTCATATATGTCGGACATGTGTTTTCTTTGCACCTCGGTTAGTTCTA